TGATAATACACATTGGACAATATAATTCGAATTTTTTATCACCGTTTCTAATGTAGAACATTAATTCAAAGTATTCTCCTGCAAGGTATCTTCTTGGTCCTTCTTCACTTCCCCAGTACATTTCCAGATATTTTTCATCAGTATCATCTACTGTTAAGTTTAAACCAATTTCTCTTTTAGCTGCTCTTGGTATTTTACACATGAACCTTGAGCCCATTCCTCTTGCATCATCAGTATTAACATTGTTTTTGATTTCAAGACTTATTTTACTGGTTTTACATCTCATTTCAGTCCATTCATCTTCACCAAATCTTCTCATTTTAACACTGTCTATATGGTAAAATGATAATGGTAATTTTCCAAAGTTAAACTCTGATAATTTTTTTAATGGTTGTTTACTATTGATTTTTGATTTGATTTCTGATGATGCAGTTAAGAATTCTGATTCTACTTCAATACTTAAACTGTCCATCACCATACCTAAAATTTCCATCTCGTAGGTTGCACATCCTGCCATCACAGTATAAGAAGGTAAGATACTACTATTTGTACCGTAGATAATATCTCCTTCTCTTCTTCCCAATACTGCTTCAAGAAGGTATTCTAATGTTTCCATTTGTAAGTTGCAACTGAAACTGTTTTCAAGTACATAGTAAGCAGCTACACCAGATTGATAATCCCTACTTACTACTGAATCATATTTTGTAAATTGCTCTGGTGGAGATACATCCATTTCTGATATTTCAATATCAATAGATTCTCCACTAAGGTCTTTTTTTGCAAATTCTCCTTCTTTTACTAATCTTAAATATTTTAGTTCTTCTGCGGCTGTTACCATATTCTTTAGCCTCCATCACATTTTGGATTCTTAATTTTAAATCTTATTTGGAATGTTACACCTGCACTATACACATTTTTCTTTTTACCCAGACCATATGGAACCCATCCGAAATCCTTGGTTTTAATATTGAAAAATTCTAAGTCTCCAAGTAATCTTGAACTTATTATTCTACGTTCTGCCTGTGAAACTATACTTGTAGCTTCATGAATACCTATCTTAGGATTTTTATTGTTAAGCACCTGTGAGGATAATATTATTTCTCCTTCAAAGGTTTCACTTAAACCAGTATCCATAATATTTTTAAATGGTTCATCTACCCATAATTCCAGATAAGGTAATTCTGGTGTTCCCAGACTTACACCCATAAGAGATAAATGTTTAATAGTGCCATCTTCAATCATTTCAGATAAGACCAGTTGGAAACCTTCCATTAGTTTATCATAAGCTTCTATGAAATCTTTCATAATCCCACATCTTTTAATGTTTCAGACACATATTTGTTAATTTTTGATTCAGTAGTTTTAACTGCATGATAATAATGCTGGTATCCCCTGAATGCTGCTACTTTTTTAGGTTTAGGGACAAAAACATCTTTACCAGATTTATCCACCCAATGCAGGGCTTTTTTGTTTTTAGCTGAGAAACTTCCACGACCATCATGAACATATTTTTCATAACCTAAAGGTTTTCCTCTTGCTTTTATAACATACATTTCATCTGTTTCTCTTCTTGCAGTTATTGCAGTTAAAAGATTGTAACGATTGTATTTTATCCTACTTTGAAGGTAAGTTTTAGCATCTTTACTTGCTCCATAACTTACCTTTTTACCTAATCTTGGAGGTACCCGTAATATTTTTTCTTGCAGTCTTTCCCATCCAGTATAATCAAAATCAAAATGTATCATAAAAAATCATCAACTCTTATAAAAAATTAAAAAAAAATGTTTAGATTGAGAAAACATGAATCTTAGATTTTTTAATGTAAGGCTTCATTCTTTTTTCAATGTCTTCTGTGAAAATATTGTTTACTGCCTCATCAAAATCAAAGTTTTCATGATCAGTAATTCCCAAGTCCTGTCTTACAGCATGGCTTCTAATAATGTTACTGGTTAATTCAATAATGATTTGTATTACATCATCAGGAATTTTATCTGGTATATCATATTTCTTTTTAACCCATGATTCCATTGCAGTGTAATAATCATTAATATAATTATCTAATTCAGTAGTTTCTAAATTAAATAATTCTTCAGTATTTTTATTAGCTCCACTGTACTGTTTGATTTTTTTTAAGGTGTTTTCATCCAACATAAATTATTCCTATGTTTTAGTCATTGTAATGGTTAATGTAGTTGAATCATCACCTACAGTATAATTACCTGTGCTTTCAAAGTTTTCATAACCAGTACATGTCGCACCATATGAATAAACTCCATAAGGAACATTACTTATTGTACAGCCTCCAGCACTACCAGTACCGTTACAAGTGTAAGTTTTACCATCAGTAATATTTGTTAAAGTTACAATAGCTCCTTCAACAGGATTTGTTCCATCATTAACACTTACACCAATATTTTTAGTAAGGATAATGCTGGAGTTTATGCTTCCTTTATGTATGCAAGAGCAGATGCATCAGACCATGCAAACTGAATATCAGCATACATTGTAGAAGCAATATAATACTTGTTAGATTTTAAATCAAATTCAGATTCAACAATAATATTATCAGGATCCGCCAACCATTGAATGTTTTCTTTATGAGTTAAAATTACTGGTTTTTTAGTGAAACCATTACGAAGAGTACTGAAAGCTGGAATTGGTACTAATGGTACTTCCTCAATACTGATGTCCCCATCTTTAGTAATAACTACATCATTAACAGCATACTTGTCATGATTATCTGCTACATATCTCCATACTGCTCTTTTAAAACTGTATGGTACAAATGCAACTGCCCCACCATCATTTTTATATTTATCAGGGAATAAATCCAACATTCTACGGAATTCTTTTAACGGATTGGAATCTGTTGCAGTTAAATCTATTGTTTCTTGATCTATATCAGAATCATCTTCTAATTTTTTCAAGATACCATCATTTACTTTATAAGAAGTTGCAACATTAGATTCAGTACTTGCAGTATTCCCATAGATTAATGTTCTTTCTAATGCTCTACCATTTGCACTACCGAATTGTCCAGTTAAAGTATTCATGAAATTCTTTTGCTCAATACTGTCATATAATACAGTTCTGTGAACACCAGTTAAAGCACGATATTCTTCTGCATCAAAAGCCCTATTAGTGAATGTTGGGTCCTGTTCATTGCTTAAAGTTTGTGGTGTACCACTGATTCTTCCAGCTTCCAATTCAATATCAAAACTCATCATGTCCAATTCTCTTTTATGATTGTGAGTTGGAACAACTTTAGTCTTGTTTAAAAATGCTGTTTCTTCTTGAACAGCTTGCATGTATTTATCTGCTTTTTCCGCTTGAAGAACTCCTTTACCGAGTTTCCCACTTCCTTGTCCAATATCTACAAATTTAAGGATAAAATCTTCATTATGCATGATTTTATCAGCTAACGCTTGTTCTACTTGTTTAATTGTCATTTTATATCAAACCTTCTCATAAAAATTTAATTATTAAGTATAATATCTTCTTTTTTTCTACCAAGTCATTCCATTTGAATTCCTACCCATTCTCTCAAGGAATGATTTTTCAGAAGCATTGCCTTTTGCAAGGTCAGGATCAATACTTTTACTAACAGTAGCATCTGGATTAACAGCACCCTCAGCAGTAATAGTAGTATCCACTTTAACTTCTCCCCCATCATCATCTTTTGGAGGTTCTGATTTTTTAACAGCTCCAGGAACAGGATCCTCTTTTGGAGGTTCTGGTGGTTTTTCCCCACCTTCAAGTTTAGTTATCCTTGCATCCATAGTATCTAATCTTTTATCGATTTTACCTATTGCTTCTAAAATTTTATTTTCATCTTCCACAGGTTCATTATTATTTTGTGCTGGAGGTTCAGTTGGTTCTTGAGGTTCAGATTTAGCAACTAAACCATTAATTAATTTTTCAAGAATACCTTCTGAAACCCGCACATTATTTTTCCCATTGTCTTCTTTTGTCATAACTTCCACCTCTTCTGGGGTGATATATTTTTTCACAAATTCTTCATCATCTTCATATACTTCAAAAACCGCCATAGGATGTGATGGTTGATCAACAATACTGATTGTTGATGGTTTCCAATCTTTAATGTCTTTAAATTTCAAAGCCATATTTAACCTCCCAATCCTCTACTCATTTGAGCAACACTTTTATATGGTGCAGCCAGTATGCTGAAACCATTATATTCCCCATCTCGAATTGCTTGTTGTATTTCCTCATCAGTCACATCAACAGAAATAAACCAAGATCCTTTTGGGTAAGTGTTTCCCCTAAATGGTGTTGGTGATTCAAGAATATATGATTCTAAAATTCTTCCTACAGGTTGGAGTGTGTGCTGTACATCAACTCCTAATCCCAGGCGATTGTATATTAATGATGCTTGTCTTATTGTTTCTTCATCCAGTATGTCTCCTGTTGCATCAGGGATTCCTGGTATGCAGACTGCACCTTTCACAATCATAGTTTTTTTTGACTCCCCATTTTTTTATATTGGAAAAAAAATTAGTTTTGTTGGAGTTTTTTTTAGTAAAAAAGAAAGGAGGATTTTAAAAAAAAGAATATAAATATGTAAAAATAATAAGAATATTTTTTTTATCCCCCTTCAATATATAGGAGTGGAAAAATAGAAAAAATCCATATATAAATCTATGGAAAAATTTATCATATTTACTTCTATTCCAGTGTAGCTGGAATGGATGTGACAGGTTATGGTTGATGAGCTATTTTCGCTCATCGAAATTATAGTCATAGTATTTCATGTACTTAAATTATTAAACTAATTAATAGTGCATGAAAAGATGTAGATAAATAGGACAAATGGTTCTTTGTTATTATAAAATGATTACCCATGTCATTGAAGTTCTGTCTAATTCCCCCATTGTCTTTAATATACTGCATAATTATTTGAACAATACCATAACAAAATAGTGTAATGTTAAACACGAAAATTAGAAACATGGTGTTTTAAAATTTCACCATGAACAAAACAATAACAATATAAAGAAAAAATTAAACTAATAACAAATCAGTTTTTTATAATTTAGATTCATCAATATCGATAGGATTATCATGAGTACCAAAAAAATCAGGTAGTACATCTAAATCAATACACCATTCTTTCCACTCATAATATTTTTTAGGATCTTCTTCCCATAACTTTTTAGCATACTTTTTTTTACCCTCATGATCTAATTCTTTCATGACTCCTGCTTCATAAAAGTTATCTTGTTCTCCGTATCCTTTAATACCTGCTATTACAAGACTCATACTATTTATTTTATTATTATAACTTAATAAATATTATGTCAATACCATATTTTTTTAATCTTTGTTTATATAATTTATAGAAATATTCATTATTTTTAATAGTATACTCATTTAATGACTTATAATATTCTTCTTTAGTCAAATCACACCAATTTGGATTGTATGTATGATAATTCAATTTAATTTCCATAACAATATTAGATACTTCTCTTGAAATTTTTTTTGCATTTCTTTTATTAGCTATTGGTCTTTTATTTCTTAGAATAACCATTCCATTTTCATTAAAAGAAATGCCAAACCTTACCTTATACAACATATATACATAAATATCCTCTGGAGAAGGCAAAGGGGATTCTCCAAATGGATGGTTATGAAGTAATGAATGTAATCCCTTCTCCAATCCTTTTTTCTTAATCTTTTTAGGAATTTTGATATACTTTGAATTATTACTAGTAAATCTCCTTTTTACTTGCCCCGTAATAAAACGTGCAGCACCATATTCTTTATGTCTATTTGGAATGCGTTTACTTAAAGTGATTATTAATTCAGAAATTAATTCAGTATCTTTTCCGATTATATGTTTTTTTATTTTTCTTGTTAATTCTTCTTCATCAATTGGTAATTCCATTTGTTCTTTATTTGATTTAATTGATTTAGATGAATTTGAAGAAAGAACATTTTTCGCCTCTTTTTTGAGCTTGTTTTGTATTCTTGCTATAGTTGAACTAACTCTTTCTTTTACTTTTGAACCAATGTTTTTCTTATTTGAAGTGTTGATACTATTATTCTGTGTTGATTTAGAATTACTTCTACTTGAAGAACCTTTTCTTCTTAGATTTGATGGTCTGTTATTAGTATATCTTAACCAGCATCTGCAGTTAGCTACATTTTCAGCACCACCATTCAAATCACCAGGATACATTAACTCAGCATGATAAGAACCATAAATATCAAAGTATTCATCAATAGGAACAGAATCAATAATACTTGCACGATGCCATGGTCTAGTCTTACCTTTACTACGGCCATTCATCCAAACCTTATAACTATAACCCTCATTTAATGCTTGAATAAAACTAATATTAGATTCATTAGTATGAATAGAATCTTTAACAATATTTTTTAATCTTGCCTTACCTGTATCAGCATACTTCTCACTTAAAATCTTCCTAATTTCACTGTCAGACAAATTCCTAATACTATTCTTCCTTAACTCTTCCTCAATCCTCAATTGCAATGATGAATTAATATTATTCAACCTATTATTGAAAAATCCTGAGAAAATTTCAGCATTAGATTTAACAGCATGATTAACAAACCTATCATCAATTCTATGAATTCTTTTTCTTTCATTAACCAAAGTATCATTAATAATCTTAGATGTTGTCTTCTCAATATTCTTAAGCTCACCTACATTACCAAACAATACATCATCAATAACATGATTAATAATTTTATCCTGTAAATTTTCAACTTGCTTAAAAGCCTGATTACGATTCTTATATTTGTAAGTGAGGTGAATATTATCCTTCACAACCATAACTTCACGAATCTTACGAATCCTAAGCAAATATTCTAATTGTTGTTTATTATTCAAAAAAAAGAACCCCCCCACTCACTACACTCTGCATATCCTAATAATTCATGTCATTATCTAAATCATTAATCAAACTGTTTAACTTCCCTTCAGCATCAATTGGATCATCACCATACAAAACCTTATCCAAAGACTGATTATTCATAAACCTACAATTATAATACTCATCATCTTCACTCATTTTCAAATCAAAAGATTCACCAAAACGATTAACAAACTCCCCTAAAGTCACTGCACCATTTTGCAGTAATTTAATTCCACGATCCAATACTTTATCTTCCTCATCAAAATTAGCAGGCAAATACTCAAGTTTATGTGTAACTGTTCCAAATTCCTTTTGAATAATAGTCTTATTAATCAAATTAGCCATCCTCTTTTGCAATGTAGCTACTGTAGATTTACTATAATTTTTAAGCAAAGTTTCAGTACGATTACTAGCAATACCTGTAGACTCAGAATCACCTAAACGTTCACGAGGTACACGATGAATACGACGAATACGATCACCAACACTACCTGACAATTCTAAAAAACTACCTTCTTTTTTCTCATCAGCAATTTTAGTAACATTAACACTAACATTATTTTCTTCACTGGGAATAGTGAAAACTAAAGCAGTTCCAGGCTCATTGGACACTTCACGAAACTCCTGTTCCAAATCCTCTTCAAAATCATCAAAAGTATAATCTTCTTTTTCCTCAACATTACCTGTAACAGTAATAATATAATTCGGAATACCATGTGCTTTAAAATGCCCCTGCTGATACTCAATAATAGCATTATCAGTTAAAATAGCATCCAACTCAGATAAATACTTCGGTCTACCATAAACAAGACTTTCATTACTTTTAAGATTAAACCAGATTAAATCATTTGCACGATTTTCATCTGTAATATTATCATCCCACAAACCAGTTTCACGATTCAATTGCTTAATATTGTCAGGATCATATAATTTGAAATAATTTTCTTTATGCCCTATCTTTTGTACAACACGTTTTTTATCACGACACATTCTCAAGTATAAACTGCTTACATGATTAACACTTTTCAACTCCCCGTTTTCTCTAAGTAGTTCTAATCCTGCAAAACCAAAAGCTTCTAAATCTTCTAGGAATGATTCTATTTCCTCATCAAAATTAAAATCATTTAAAAAATCATCTAATCCTTCAGGTATTTCTTCTCCTTCTTTAGAGATTATTTTTTTACCTGTGAAAATTGCATCTTCACATTTAACAGTAATACAAATATCATGCAAACCACTAATATCACGCAACTTATCTAATTGGAACGGGTCATATGCTGGGTCAATTACTTCTGTACCATATGTTAATTCATCTTTACTCATTTCTTGAGATTTAATTTCATATTCATTTAAAACACTTTTAATCACTGAATCTCTTAAAAAGTTACTTTTAACTATTTTAACCATTATTAATTTCTCCTTCTACGATTTCTTTTTCTTAAAACTGTAGGTTTTGTTTGAGGATATAAACCTTCATGTAACAATGATACACTATCTACACGGTCATCATGTGTTGTTTCATCATCAGCTATTATTTTCTCTGATGGGAATTTCACAGCTTGTTTCATGAAATCTTTCAACCATTTACCACGAACAAATAATATCCGTCCATTATTCATTCCCCGTATAGTTCTACTTGCTCTTATTAATTTTGATTTAGGAACACGAATAAAAGTAGGATGATAGTCTTCGAATTCGTTTTCCCAGTATCTTTTAACTATTTTACCTGCAGCTGCAGGCTGATACTCAATCCAATTATCATACTCTGAATGTTCATCCATAATCCTTGTCATGTATTGTTCTAACTTACCTGGCTTTTTTTGTGTGCTTTTCTGATTATGCACTACACCTACTTTTCCTTGTAATACTGTTGAAAAACTACATGCTGTATAATCAGAAGTACTTTTTTCTGTTGCTGCAATATCCCAGGTAATTACTTCTTGAAGAATATCCTTTTCAGTTAATAATTCATTAAACTCTTGTTTGCTAATTGTTGCTGCTTCAATTGTATCATAATCAAATACATCTCCAGCTCTTATTTCATAATCCCAATTACCAATCTGATACTGATAATCTGCTTTTGATAATTCACGTAAATTAGCTAAGTATTTTTCTTTGTCAATATATGGATTATGCCAGAAATTCATTTCAAAAAAAGGGTATGGTCCTTTAACAAATTTTTCATTTAAGTATGTTGATCCATCTGCATCAGCAGGATTACTAATATAGTAAATTGCCAATGGGAAAGTCATTAACTTATCAGTTCCTCTGAGACTACGATTCAGGAATTGCAGGTTTACTTTTTCAAATTCTGAAGCTTCATCAACAATGATTTTATGATAAGCACGACTTTTGAATTTCTCTTTGTCTTTTTCCAGAAGCATATATGAATAATAAATTCTGGCATCATTTTCATGGTTAATGAAACATCTTTTACTTTGATTGTGTTCTATGTAATCGAATGGTTCTGTCCAATGGTCCAGGTAATCTACTATTCCTCCAGTTGCTATTACATTGTCATAAGTAGATCGTAGAATTAAGCAACGGTAGTATGGTACTTCATAATGTTGTAAGGCTAATACTGCTCCAAGCATACTTTTACCAGAGTATGCTGAACCACCAATTAGTTTTCTTGTGTGGCGGTCTGCTATTGCATATAATTGTCTGTCGTATGGTGTTACTGGAATGTATGGGTTTTCAAGTATTGTTCTTTTAATCAACTTTTTTTGTTGTTGATCTAAGTGTATTTTCTTGTAATCTACTCTCATAATTCATCAGTGAACTTTTCTAAATCATCGTTAATTGTTAGTAATTCTTCTAATTCTTTGTCTTTCATATGAATTACATTATCATTTTCTTTGGTGGATGTTTCAATACTTCCTTGTATTTGAGTATTATTATCTTTAATATCTGTAGGTTGACCATGAGCTAGTCTGAAATTCCTGTAGATTATTTCCGCAGATTTATTTAGATTTAGAAAACTATTTGCTCGTGTAGTTGGAGCATTCTCATTACTATTTTCTTTTAGTTCTTTTTGTATTTCTTTTAGTAATTCAAAATCATCATTGAAGAATTCTTGAAACTTAGCATTTCCTTGTTTGAATAATTCATAGTTCCACTCTCTTTCTTTTTGATCAATATGATTATCATATAATCGGCATCTTTCAACCCAATTCCATCTTGAAGAGAGTGTTTTTAGTTGACTTAGTGAAGGTATGTTTTTTTCTTCAGTATGCTCCGATTTCTTCAACTTTATTATCTGTGGGAATGTTCTTTTGGAACCTAAATCTCTGTATTCTTTGAACAGTGAATAGCTTTTACTTGGTTCTCCTTTTTGTCTTTCCCATGCTTCAGTCATAATCCCCCCATCCTTATATTTTTTTTGAACATTATTGTAATGTTTATTCTTTTTTGTTGAACACGAAATTTTAAAATACGTGGTTTTTTATTTTCATAGTGAACAATATAATATTGTTTAGTTTTGAATTTTGAACAAAAAAAAGTTTTATTAGTTTTTTATAATAGTTTTATGAAATTCACAATAACAAACTGAAATCCATCAATCAAAACTACAATCAAAGCACCAACAATTGCTATGAATACTCCACTTTTTATTGTGAATAATTGATTATCATCATTAGCTTGTTCTTCCTGAATAGCCAATTGTTTTGTTTGAATTTCAATACTTTTATCCATTTTCTTTATCAGTTTTTCTAATTGCTTATTTTGAAACTGATCACTTGCTTCCAGTTTACTTATACGAGATTCCTGTTTACAGTATTTTTCATGTAAATCTCTTACTTGATTATGGGTCATTATTGTTTCCTCCAGTGTTAGTGGAGGTGTAAGTTCTTGAGATCCATCCAACTATTCCCCCTAATGCTACTGCTGCTAGTTCGTTGTTTCCCATATAGGTGCTTAGAATTCCTATAATTATTATTCCAATTATTGCTAATGTTGTGTTGTTGAAGTTAGTCATTATTATTTTTACTCCTAAAAAAAAATTTGTTTTTAAAAAAAAAAACGTTGGGGAAGGGATTTGAACCCCTGCGATACTAGTGTATCATTAGATTAGCAGTCTAACGCCTTACCATGCTAGGCTACCCCAACATTGTTGGTGGAGGGAATTGCACCCTCAACTTTTGAGTGGTTACTAAGTTACAATAAAAAATAAGCTATTACCAACATCATGAACATGTATTAAAGGAGATAAATTTTATATTATATTTATGGGAAGAATATTTTTTTTTAAGATATGTGATATTAATTATTTAATCTTTGGAGGATACCTATATATTTTAATGAAGAAAAAAATCCAATCATTCTATTATTCATTAAAAATTTGCTACCATTCCCATTAATAATTTTTAAGAATAATAATAATAAATGAAAAGCGAATAATAAACGGATAAGAATATTATTTTTAAATTGTCAAATAATGATAATGCGAAGCTAATTGTACAATAACATATGATAAAATATTTTTTTATAAGTGTTTTATTACAAGACCACAATTTTTACAAACAAATTCAGCACACCACTCATCATAATAAACCTTCTTACAGTCCCTTTCATGTTTCTTGCAAGAAGGACACTCTATTTCAGTATGCTTCAGGTTTTTAAAAAGTGTAGTTGCATCCAAATAATATTATCCTCCCATATATAATTATAATAATGTCTTTTATTTTTTTTCACAAAAAAGATAAAATTATAAAATATTTTATCCCCTTCAATATATAGGAGTGGAAAAATAGAAAAAAAAGAAATGAATTAATATTTAGAATATACATTAACAAAATCATATTCTAAATTAAATTTATCATAAATTCTAAACACATCATAATCCACTTCACTCCTTAAAACCAATAACTCATCATCAGTTAAATCTGGATTAACTTTAAATATATATTCCACATTATTATCTAAATTCACAGGCAAAATATGAATCCTACAATCTAACACATTACTATACCTATCAACTATTTCCTCACATATCTTCTTTAAAACAGTTTTATAAATATTACTCATATTTTTACTCCTATTCTTTTTAATTCTCTTTTCACAGTTCTTTCCTCCAAACCAAAATCACTCAAAGCATGCTGTGAAAGAAATGTTGTACCAGGTTCCCTTAACTCATTACTAATTAACTCCCCATCATTAATTAATTTCCTACGTTTTTGTTGATACTTTGCTTTCTGCTCACGTACCGCCCAGGTCCTGCAAGCTTCCCTGCAATAACCTGTTTTATTCTCAAACTTAATAAATACTCTGCCACAGTATTTGCATTTGCTGATGTAGAATCTTGTTTGTGGATCATTTAATGTTTTCTTCAATAACATTATTAATCATCCTTCTAAATTTTTAGATAGTAAGTTTTTCTTCACTTCAAAAACAAACATGTGAAAAGGTAAAAGTTTACCCTTATATTTCACATATTCATTAATTACTTGTGATTTTTTTAATGCTTCAGTTATAGTTTCTTGTTTTAATTCTTCATTTATGCATTCAAAATTGGAGACTGTTCTACTTAAACTAATGTATACTCTTTCATATAGATTAAAGTTATTGTTTTCCACATTCTCCACCACAACAAGAAACTGAATTTTCAGAAGTGTTGAATTTACCCTCTTCAATCATTTCAATCAACTCATTAAGAATACGAGTAACATTCATCAAAGTATTAAGATTAACACTATGAATTATAACATCATCATACTCCATGTCTCTCAAACTACCTGTGCATTCTTTATGAATAGTAAAAGATTGTTCTTCAAATTCCCTGCTTCTTGTTTTAATAAAATATAGTAATAATTTCTCATCAATCATACATATTTATCCTCCATGTATTTTTTAACTTCTTTCATAAAAACTCCTGATTACAATATAACCTATCTTAATCATCAAAAAAATCAGTAAGACATAACACTAAACAACAACTAATAATTACACTTACACTAAAAACTACCCAACCATCCATCATACTATATTCTCCCCCCATTATCTCCAACTTGTTATTAACTCATATCCTCAGGAGTTAACTTCTGTTTTAACCTTTCATCAAAACTTCTTACATCTCCAGGATTATTCTCATCCCAGCAAGACTCAATCTTTTGTGTTAATTTATTAATTTCTTCCTTATTCATTTTTGTATCTCCTTTTTATTCCGTGTGGGTTGTCTTTGACTTGGTTCCGCTACACCATACTTACTTAACAGATAATCCTGCTTATACATCCTCACTGTTTCAATTGCCGTGTCTATAAGTAAACTCCATTTAAAACTCTCATGCTTATCTCTTAATACCTCATGCCATACATCCTTCATGATTCCACCTTTTTTTATATGAATTATTTCACTCCTTCAGCATAGTTTACTAATTTTAATCTTTCATTAATTACACAACCCACCAATACATCAAAAGACACTTTTTGTTGTTTGCTGATATTCTTCAGCTGATTTTTCCCAACAAAACCTAAACGTTCATGTATACGATAAATTGTATCCATTGCATTATCATATTCATTATTGTCTTGTTTTTCATTTTTTAATCTCTCTTCACGTATTTTACATAATTGTGATTCCAAAACATTTATTTCATCCTGATGTTTTGCAATTTTTTTTCTTAGTTCTGTTTCTTTATCATCAGACAATCCTATTGCTTTTCTCAACTGTTCTTCGACAAATTCGCTTCTGCTTTGAGGTAATTTTTCTTTTGCTTGTTCCCATATTATGGAATCAATTGTTAATGTTACTGATTTTTTCATAATGTTTGCACTCCATTTAAAAAAAAATTATATGTAAACTTTAAAGTTTACATTTTCAAATTGATTCTGTTGCTGTTTACATTTGTTTACATTTGTACACATGTTCACATGTGTGGATTTCCACAGGTTCCTCGCTAGAATGTAAACCTTCAAGTTTACCCAAAAGTTGATCACGCTCCATCTCCAAAGCAATCAAATCAAGCTTCACCTCACGAATTTCCTTATCCAACTCCATAATCTCAAACTCCAATCTCCCCTTTGATGAAAGCAACGTATTTAACCCCACTTCCACAGCAGAACGAACAGAAATATTATACTTCTCCAAAAGCTTCTTGCAACGACTAGTAACCTTAGCAGAAACAGTCTCAGGAAAATCAACACTCTTCATAAAATAATCACCTCAAAATCTTTTTAGCTTCCAGTATATGTTTACACTCATGTTTACGGTAGTGAAAGTCTTCACAGCTACACCACCAACCATCCACATCATCATAATTCACAGTATTACTACCAGTACTACCTGATGCTTTAAATTGTGCGAAAACTAACCTCACACAAACAGGATTATTGGAGGTTATGCTTTAGCCTCCTTCTCCTGTTTTTTAAACCATTCAAAAACTATTTTAGATTCCTCTTTAGTTAAATCACCAGATTTCACCATCTTCATACGATTCTGATTAACCATTAATGGAGTAATCTCAATTGTTTTATCCTTACTATGAATATATTCCCTAACCTTCTGTACTGGATCACTTGCAACAACACTCTCAGACACATTATTATTTTGAGGTATTGCATCAACCACATCTTTCTCCATGATCAAAAACAAGTTAGTTAATAAATACCTCTTCAAATAAGTAATGTAACTGCCTTCAGATTGCATGATATTCATACCTCTATTTAAAGGCACAATCTCAGGCATGGGAACGCTGGTGATAACTGATTCTCCAGGTTCATTCCAATTACGGACTTTCAATTGAGCTTCTTCTAATGAAAAAGAAAACTCCAAAAACAATTCTTGATTATAGCACTCCTTAAAAATAGCTGGAAGTATATCTTCCAGCTCATAGTATTTAAAGTTAGCAAATTTGTTTTCACCACTTTTAGGCAACTTCATAGCCATTAAATTTTTCTGAATCCTTGCTATTTTTTGATGTATTTTTTGGTGAGATGCCATTTTTAGTCCTCCTTAATAATTTCAAGTACTTTGTTTTCATCAATATTTTCCAATGATGCTTGAGAGTGTGGAATGAAACCTTTTGACACCCAGTATTCATGATACTGGATTTCACCACCACACAATTCCTGCAAAGTATCCATAATACTCCTTGTTTTCTCATAAGTACTGTCATGAAAAACAATTACAGATAAGAAAATACCATGTAAGTTTCCATGAGCAGAAATATGTCCGCCCATTTTTTCAACAATTTCCAATGCCTGATTGTAAAACCTGTTTTGCTGATCATAAGTAATCATACTAAACACCCATTAGTGTAAGGATCCATCTGTCCCACAATACAGAATGCAAAAATGAATAATAAAATTATTAAAATTATTCCTTTTGCAAAGATTATTTCCACTTCATATTTTTCTCTCCAGGACACTTTTTTATGAAGTCTAACTGGAGTAGGTTTATTGTTGAAGAGACTCATAATTGAGCCTCCAACAATTTATACTTAACTTCTTTTTTCATACCAGGAGTATTAAGGAAATCTTTCAATTCCCTTAAGCGGGTTTGTTCTTCAACATACTCAGCATACTCCCCGTATAATGTTTCGAACAATTCCCTTTGTTCAGGATATTCCTGTGCTAGAAAAACGAACAGTTCATCTATTTCACAGTAATCCTTGTAAGGTGACTGGTTGATCCTGTATAAGGCATTACCAATCTTGTTTTCTGTTTCCCAAAAGTCTGGAGTGAACATTCATTTACCCCCTTAAGCTAGTTCACCTGCACGAGCAAACTCCAACATTTGCTCATCAGACAATTCATAGATTTGAAATTGCTTATATTCATCAGCCAACCTATGATCTATTTCTTCCTGGGTTTCATAATCCTCAGACAATAATATCTGTTCAAGATAATCAAACTCGACCTCATCTTCAGGTGGAGTAATCGTATACATTGAGTTGTTGTATTTGCAACTCATACGCCCACACTCCTGAATTTTTGGAGTTCTTCTTCATAGACTCTGTTTTGAGCCTGAAGTTTTTTCGCTTTTAAAAATACATGTTCAATTTCTTCTTTGGAAGTTAACCTTCCAAAAACTTCAATCTTATCCATTTTAACACTATCCTTTGGATTTTTAAGAAGAATTTTCTTCAGAACTGCCATTCTGAATTTTTCTTCCTCAAATAACTATTATACTTAATAGTATATAAATGTTACTTTTTAGGTTACTTTTAAAAAAGTAACTTATTTATAATATAACCTCCATACATATTACTAACTAAAGACAAAAAAGAAGGTATGATAATGTTTAAATATACTAGCAAAATTGGAGTTGCAAATCCTAAATCAAATTCATTAAGAGTAGGATTACCTAAAGAAATAGTACAATTATTAGATGTATCTTCTGGGGATACATTGGAGTGGGGAGTTGATGTTACTAATGATAAAGTTACCATCATAGCTTCAAAATCAAAATAACTTCTCATTTTTCTAAAAAATAAAAATACTTTTGCCATAGCGATAGCTAATGCTAAATTTACTATAACCCCACTTTTTTTAAAATGGCAAATATTAAATATATTCTCTACCCATATATTAAAATTGGTTACTAAAATATTTTCACTATCCTTTGGTGTATTTATTTTTTTTGTAGCCAGTGTTAGGTGTGAGGAACTGCCATTCCTACGACCACCTACACTTTATACATAATTTTACTTATTTTGCATTTAATTGTTCTTCATTTCCATACTATTAAGTCTATTTTAAATTACTCATTAATTAATCATCCAATAAATTAGGATTATTAGAATTATGTTTACTAATAACTTTTTTACCCAATTGACTTTCTAAATCTTTTCTTGCATTACCCGCAACATTCCCTCCGCGTTTTGCAACATGTTTACTTTCATTTAAACCTTTAGGATTTTCATTACGACTAATTTCAGTAGTAGCTACCTCAGCTAACATGTTTAAAACCAATTCTGTATTAGTCATATTATCTCTTAAACTTTCTTTTTTAAGGTTTTTATAATCTTTATATTCACGAGTAGTCATTCCAGACCATGCTTTACTAACTTCATTAGTTAATATTGCATATTCAATACCCTCATCAATTCCACTTTTATTCCACTCATTTGTTAAATCTTTTCTTATTTCAATACTTCTTAATCTTTGATTAATCCATTCCTCAGAGTATCCTTTTTTACGATAAGTATTTATTGCTCTTTCAATAGCTTGTTCTGGGTCTGCTATTTCATCAAGTCTTTCTTTTCCTAATTGTGCTAACCATTGTTTGAACGGTTCTGCTTTAGGTGAAGGTACTGATTGAATAATTCTCAATAATTGTTTAGTAGTTGCTACATCTGTTAACCTTAATTTACCATCAGCTGCAGGCATTTTCAACCTTACGATATTTTCGTAAGGTTCACCGGATTCATCATTTAGTTTAATTTTTAAATCAGACCAATACCTATTGGGATTTTTACTTTCTGTAAGTACAGCTATAACATCAATTATTGAAAAATAGTAATCTTCTATCTTTGAATCCCATTTGGTTCTTATTTGACTGTTTTGAAAAAGTTTAATTTCATTTTTATTAGTCAATGTTATTAACCCCTATTTTTTACCTGGTTTAGTTTAAGAAATTTTCATTATTTACAAGCCATATTATTTTTTTATTCTTTAGTAAATGATTTCATTATATAATTCTCATTATCTACTTTCGCCCATTCTCGTTTCTTCTTTTTAGATTTCTTTTTATTGTTTTTCTTCTTAGCAACCATAATTTATATTATACTATGTAAGTTACTAATATTAAAATACTTAATATTATACTCCCAATAAAACAATAAAAACCATATTGTAAATCCTTACTTTTACTATTCAATAAACTTAAATTATGGTTAATAGTGTTTTCATAAGCTCCTAATGATTCTGAAACATATTCCTCCTCGGAATAATTACATTCATAACATTTTTTAATAAATTCCATATTTGGATAATATTTAAATTTTTTTAGGATTGTTGGTTTGATGAAACATATTAATGATCCAAAATAACATGCCAATATAAATAAACATAATACCCATTTTACTATGTTATTTATTGATGGTAGGAAAAAGTTAACTTGTAATGCAAGCATTGCACTAATTAAAGTAATCATTTTCATTGCTTTATCATCAAGTTGTTTATTTGTATCTTCAATTATTTTATAAGCTGATTCCATTTGAGTAATATAAACTTTATCATCCATATTATAAATCGCCCCACATATTTTTCTAATTGGCTACAAATTTGTAACAACATTAACTTTTTATAATCCATTTAATTTTAAAATAACATTAAATAATTTTTGAACATCATCAGGAACATTAACCTCCACCACTTCAAAAGAAGCACTATGTTTTTGATTTAAATATTCTTGAGCAAAACTCCTTCCCATAAATTCTACTCCTTTAAAATTCATCACAACTTTTGAAACATTAGAATCAATATTCTTATATAATTCTTCAATTTTATTTCTTGATCCTAAATCTGAATCAATTTCTTTTTCTAATAAAATCTCAATTTCATTCATTTTTTATCCCCATCCACATAAATTTTATTTTCAATTATAAATTCATAATACATATTCAACATGTCCCATATGCTCATAAATATCAATTTTTCTATTATTATGTAATCTTAAATTAACTAATGTCCCCTTAATATAATCTTGGGGAATTTCTTTTGAAAATATTCTATTTCTATTTATTTCAATTAAACCTTTACCTGAAGCAATGAGTACTGAACCTCTAGCTCCACGAGTGACAATATTAATCACACTATTTAATCCAGTTCCTCTTTCAACATAACCTACTGGATCAGTTTTAGTTGATTCTCCATTTATAGCTTTAATAATTGCATCACAATCATTCTTAAAAGGTATGTTAAATTCTTTAAGTGACCCTGGAATACTTATCCCATTATCCATAAATGAAAAATCAGTAATGTTGGGGGTTGGATATGTTTGACCTATTACAAAACCATTATCAAACTCTGAATGATCATAAACATTACTTATTACTTCATGAAATAAATATTTTAAAGCTTGTGTTTCTTCTTTAGCTGGTTTAATAATATTTAATATTTCTTTAGTTAACTCTTCTGAATTATCAGTGGCTTCATCCAAAAATCTGAAAGGTAAAGTTGTGTCTTTAGGTTTTGTTATGCCTACTGCTTTATTAAAATAATCCTCAACAACAGGATTTTCATGGTTTTTTATTTTTTTATTATAATTATACATTAAGCTTATTAATGGGGCAATAATTGTTGGGGTTAAAAAATTACAACTATCAATATTAATAACACTTTCATTATACATATCATGATTATCCATTATTTGTATATATTCATTAAAATTTTTTCTTAATGAATTCATTATTATCTATCCTCCAAAAGATTATATTTTCATTTTCTAAATGTGGTTCTTGTTTTTATATTTATGTTATAAGTTAATATAAATGTTTCTATTCAAAAAATAAACCTTAAAAATACAGTATATTCAATGAAAATAATGAAACTCTAAACATTATTCAGTATGAAAAAATGAAACGCATTGTGTTCTAAATTTTGGTGTTTAATTAGTTTTGTGAACTGTTAGATTATTGTTCATTTTTATAATGAATATTTTTTATCTTTTTTTGTTATTAAAATGTATTGATATTTTTAATTAAAAAAATAGAAACCTTTATATACTATGCAGTACAATATAATAATAGAAATACAAGGAGGTGAAAAGTTGTCAGAATCAGAGGCAATAAAAATCATAATATTGTCTTTGAGTATAATCCTAGAAATACTCAAAAGACAAAAACACAAGTAGGAGGTTAACCCCCTCTTACAATTATTATATTTTTTATTGCTTCTTATATAAATTTTTCTTAAAAAGGAGGTGAAAAACAAAATGACAATACTAAGTACAATAATCATAATCCTATTAATCATATTAGCAATACTAATCTACATTAATAGAAACCAAAAATATACATGGATAAGTTTAATAATATGGTTGGTTATTTTAATAAGTTTCATCTACGAAACATTAATCTAACCCCCCCATATTTTTTTATATTTTAAACCAAAAAAAGGAAGATGATAAAAAATGACTGACTACACCAGCATAAGAATAAAAAAAGAAATAGCTGAAAAAATACAATTAATAAAAATACAAAACAACTGCAAATCACTAAACGAAACACTAGAACAACTAATACCCCGAACAGTAAACGAAAACTACGAATTCATAAAAGAACAACCAATATTCACAATAAACAACACCCCCATAACATTCACAGACCTAAAAAACAACAATACAGGCAAAACATGGGGAAACGAAAAACAAAACGCAACAATAGTATTTAAAGACAAACAAGGAGCATTTATAAGATTCAATGATGAAGATGAAGTATTCCTAGAATACTACCACTTCATCTAAAACTATTCTTTTTTTTAATATTAAAAATAAATCCATAAAGCCTCAAATTTTTAAAGTTTTAAAAATTTGTTCCATAAGATACATAGCATCATCCAATTCACCTTCAGAGATATCATAAAAAGGATCATAGTCCGCTTTTTTTCTTAAATTAAATAAATCATATAGTTTATTCCTAACAGAATGCTGATTGACATCAAGAAGTTTATATTGAACTTGTCTATGTTCTGTAATAAACTCATTTTCACCAAAGTCTTCTTTAGACAATGGTTTAAATTTATAAACTTCCTGAAGCCATAAACTAACATATAAATAAGCACTATAATAACATCTATTAATAATAGTACTAAACACACAACGATTATCGCAATTTTCAGGGATTAATTCTTCTTTATTTTCATATAACTGCTTAGTGAATTTATATAATTCATATTGAGGGTATTTTTCAATATTAATGTATAAAACCCCCAATAAATTATTTAATTAAAATATAGGTATCTTTATAGAAATCAAACATATTATTTTCCTTTGAAAAGATAACCATATCATTAATAATTTGGTCTAACAGAGAATATTTTTCTTCCCTATCAATATGAAATGGAACATTAATTGTAAATACCTTTTCAGGATATGATCCATCATACACTGTATCAATAGATATATTTTTTCCCAATCCTAAATTGTCAGAAATTTTTATAAGTTCATCATAAAATTCAGTGATTTTACTTTCAAAAGACTCTGTGGATGATTTTTTAAAAAACTTATTTTTAAAAAAATCCCCTACACTATTAGAAGGTTTATTATATCCATAATTTTTATCAACTGAATAAACCATAGCCACCACCGATAAATGTTTATTCTAAAGTTTTTCTAATAATATCCAATGTTTCAGGATTATTTTGAACATCAATAAGAACTGTATTACTTTTTATTTCTTCATCATTCCTATAAGATAAAGTAAGAATATCCTTATTTATTTCCCCATCTTTTAAAACAAAAGTTGCATTTATAGGTATAACTTCAAGATTTTCAAAGTTTTCTTCAAGTTTTTTTAAAAAATCAGCATTAAAAACTTCTTTAAGGGAAATCCCCTCTTGAAGCACTCTTAAGCTTCTTGCATTCTTTGTCATTTAACTTCCTCCAATAGTTATTTAATAAATATCTTTTATTAAACATATAAATCTTATCAAAAAAAAAATTTTAAATTAATAAATCTTCAAAGTCATTTTCTTTGAAATTTTCTTCTTTTTTCTCAATATTTCGTAATCTTTCATCAATATCATAAATTAATTTTTCATAATCTTTGATTTTTTCATCTTTTTCAACAATTTTATTTTCTAATTTTAAAAATTCTGGAGATTTAACAGTAATCTTTTCAACTTCTTTACTAATTGATAATGCTGGTAAATGCTGAATATATTCCTGTTTTAAATCAGCAGGATTGGTCATGAAATATACTTCATCAGTACTGTTTTTTGATTTGCCTTGCAGGTCATTTACTTTGTCCAGACTCATACCATCATTATATAGTGTTGAGGCATGGAATTTTCTGAGCATGTGGCTGCGGAATCTGTTGTAGTTTCCTGCTTTTCCTAATCCTAATTCATTGTTTATTTTAATGAATTGTTGGTTTAGGTAGTCTTCATGTATTTTGAATAGTTGGGATTCTGGTGTTAAATTTTGTCTTGATAATAAGTGATGATTTATAGCTGTTACTGCTTCTGGACTGCAATAGGTAATATAATATTTCTGTGTTTTTTGTCTTAAAATATTAAAAGTAGGGACAATATTATCAATATTATTTAACACATCTATCATTTCCATAATATTGTCTGTATTATGGTATTCTTTAGTTGCGTTCATATAGTCCATTACAGTTAAATTTAATGTTTCTCTTCTGGCACAACCTGAACTACTCATGAATAATATAATAGCTTTCATGGTAGAAGTACATATATTAACCGCTTCACGAATAATTTCTTTATCAGGTAAATCTTTAAAACTGATAGGTTTGGGATTATTATAACTTTTTTTATCAATTCGTGGCAGATCATGTATTTCAATTTCAAAATATTTATATACAACAAGAACGGGTGTGAAAGTATTTGATACAGTGTTATAATAATAATTATCCATCAAATACTTGCGAAAATTTAATAATCTTCTTTTTAATGTACGATGTTTCCATCGTATACCCTGTTCTTCTTCTTTTTCTGCTTCTTCGATTAATTCGGCTAATGATAACTTATTCAATTCACAATATTTATTTATTGAATGTTTGTAAATATGCTGTGTTGTTTTTTTATGATTTTTAACAGAATGAATCTCATTTAGGATTTCTTCATTGGTTCTCATATTTATCAAATCTATTTTTCTCTTTTTATATTGTTTGATGTAGAGTGCATTTGATAAGTATGTGATAATATTTCTACTGTCGTGTCTACAACGAGTTAATTATAACATACTTAAAACATTCTACTCGATTAAATATTATATCAAAAATAGGTTTTAAATTTTATCCCCCCCAAAATTAAACCCTTATCCTTGTACTGCGTTTATAAAAAGTGGAAGTAATTTAAATAAGCATCATTGTAAGAATCTATAAATCTTATAAGTGCACCAAATTCATCTTTGTATATTACAGTTGCCTTTTCATTATTAATCCATGTTTTACCAATTTCTGCTTTTTTTAATTCATCCCATGAAACATTTTTATAAGTTTCTTTATCGTTTAATGTGAATGCTGGTTGTTCATAAGTTACTGTTTCAGGTGTTACTGTTCCTTGTGGCAGGATATGTTTTACTGTTTCATTTACTGATTTGTAACCGTTTAATGCTTGTATTTCTTTTATTTTATTAATTAAACTTACTTCTAATTTTATTGTGCTTCTTTCCACAATATCATTCTCCTTTTAAAAAAAAATAGCTTTGTCTTTTTAAAGGACAAAGCTTAAAATTGTTAATACAATTGATATTCCACATAATATTATTGGTAGTTTTTTAGGATTGTTTCTTTCAGATATTACTAATATTATGAATAATATGGTTATTATTATATTTACGATGTTTGCTATTGTTAACATTTTTCATCCACCTCTTTTTGGGAAAAAATTTAAATAATAAAAATTTTAAATTTTAAATTTGATGATGGGATTTTTTTATCCCATCAATATGGTGTATATTAATGTTGCAACTTGGACAATTAGTCCAAGCCATGCAACTAACTCTTTTCTATCAATGTTTTCCACCTCCTTGTAGTTCTATTATTATATTGGTTACTATACTATATAAAGGTTTCTATTTATTACTACTTATTTTTATAAAAAAAATAAAGAATTCCACTAAAAAAAAGTAGAATCCATCAAAAAAAAATCATTGATACAAATCACTAAAAATCCAAGCTGGATCATACGCTAAAATCGTACCATTCATACACCAATTACTTGAAACACTGTTTCCATTTAAAACTGCTGCAGGGTCACGATAAATCCAAGAGCCCCCAGTATGCTTAGAATGTTTCAATCTAAGCCTTACATGCCCAGTCCCACTTCTACATCGTACATGAATGAATTGTACATTATAACCTAATGCAAGTCCTAAACGGTAAAATAATTGACTTGAATCAGTACAATTAACTCCTTGCTTATTATAGATCTTATTAATAGTTTCCTGAGTATTATATTTGGAGTTATAATAATATCCATATCCTCTTCCTCGGATTTTGTTCAAGCAAGAGTCTATATCTGTTACACCACCAAATTTGTCGGTGAACCTTTTTAATGTGATGTCTGTGGTGTCGCTGGTTGTTCCGTTGCCATGTGGGTCTTCAAGATAAACAATAGCTGGACTAACACCATTTAATACTTCATAAGCTGATACACGATTAGCCATACTAACATAACAATTCTTATAATACTTTGTTCCATCAGTATCAGACACATAATTTGGGAGGAAACTTAAATCTTTATTATCAAATCTTGCACATTCAACAAACTCTGCAATAAGACTGTCTTGTTGATAATTCGTACCTCTCTCTTTAATTGCTTTTATAATTGTGCCATAATCAGCTACACGATTCATGTAACTATACACTTGTCTTGTATTAAACTTTTTATTATTATTCACTAACCAATAAGCAATTCTATTCATCAAATAAGTGTATTTTGTAAAACTAATATGTTCATTAACCATTTATTTTCATCTCCTTTTTAAATTTTAAATCATCTAAATATTCCTTTAAGATACTGCATTTTATAATTGCATCTTCAAAACAACAAGGAACCTCTTTATCACAAGGATCATAAAATGCACATTTTTCACATTCTTCACTAATCATCCCAAAATAATCCCCCTATCAATTTTTAATGTACAATCAGTAATCTTGTTTGTTCTAAACGAGGATTCTCTCCAGCAGCTCCTCTTTTTACAATACCCTCCAACATATAACTTCCAGGGTCTAATCTAATCGACAGTATTGCTCTACCATTAGCATCAGTTGTTCTTTCATAAGAAACACCATTTACAATAAAATTAATTACCACATTTTCCCCTGTGTTAATTTCAGGATTGGAAGAAATAATTTTACCGTAAACAGAATTTCCATAATTTAATTCTAGTTTAACTCCATCTTCTCCCGCAAGGTCTGATAAACGACCCATTACTAATCTAGTGTTTTTTAAATCATCCATTGTGGTTTCTAATATTTCTTGTCTTGCAAATGTTTCAGAATGTTCATCATCAACCAAATCTGCATTTAAACCTGAACCTGCTCCATCCACTTCTTTTAATTTATTTAAAATAGTGGTGGGTGTTTCAATGTTTCCATCTTTACCATCTTTTCCTGCAGGTCCAGTATCACCTTTACTTCCTTTATCACCTTTAGGACCTGTTGGTCCTGTTGGTCCAGTATTGCCTTTAGGGCCTTTGAAATTCCCCAGTAATATTTTTTTAACCATTAAAAAAAACCTCTCCATTTATTTAATTATACTCCTATTTTCATTTTCACACCAGACACATTATAACTCATACTTGTACCGCTACCCCATGCACCTGCTTTTGTAATTAATCTCCACCTATTAGGATTAATTTCTGCTCCCCGACCCTTATTGGCTGTGTTAATTGTTTGAGAATCATCACATAATACATAACTTAACTTATCATGTCTTACTTTGAAAATTAAACCAAAATATTTTCCTGCAACATTCCCATATGTGCCATTTTGGTCGTAAGTTCTATTTGTTCCACCATCACAAACTATATCAACCCATGTACGACCTTGCTGAGGGGTGCATACTACACTTATTTTTTCGTTTGTTTCTGGATTCAATAAGATAAATTGTATATTAGAGTTAATTCCTAAGCTGTTAGGACTCCATGATAAAAATAAGTCAAAGTTTTCAAGATTAAAAGTATCTGTACGATACCCCTCTTGAGTGCTCTGCTTGTAGGGTATTTGTATCGTATCGTGAACATGTGAGCGAGTAATACTTTTATCTGCAATACTGCTTCCTTCAGGCAAGATAACATCAGATAAAAAGAAACTAAAATCTCTTGTATTAATATTGGTTTTACCATCCAAGCTTGATTGAAGATCAGTAATATTGCTGATACTGTGACTGTGACTACTGTTAGCTTTACCGTTCAACGCATTAGTCACGATTTTATTCTGTACAGGATTAATAGAAGAACTACTTAATGATGAATCAACAACTGTTTTATTAGCACCATCATCAATATTTTCCAATTTTTTGTCATGATCATAAACAAAACCATTTACACCTGACTGACTATAAATTCCATATTCATACACCCACATGCCATCATCACTATCCTGATCAAGGCCTATACTATCACTTGTATGGCTGTGGTTAACATTTGCTTTATTTGCTAATTGAGTATTCATTTCTGTTTGTGTAACATACCCAGATAAGTCAACTGTTGTTTCAGTTGAACCAATTTTTTCAAATTTATTATTAACCCAAATATACTCATCATAAACATTACCCTCAACAGAAGATGAAGTATTTAATTTTAAATACATTACTCCATTTTCTCCAGTTTCTGGCAATTCAGACACCACTTTTGCAATAAACCCCACAAGAGAATCAATTTTTGACTTTAAAAGAATCATATCATTACTAATATAACTATTAAAAGTTTCTTGCGTCAAATTACTTCCATAATTAGAAGTAGTTACAGAAACATTACTGTCCTGATGATTATGATTAGTATTTGCCTTATTATTCAATTTAGAATCTATTTCAGTTTCAGTATAATACCTTTCATCATGATTATGTCCAACATTTGATTTCCCACCTAATTTTGAATCAATTTCTGTTTTCTTATAATAATCATTTAAATGTTTAACAGCAATATAATTGCCAACATGTACCTGATAACTATTTGCTCCATCTTCACTAGCTATATTTAAATATAAATCACCAGTAGTTTCATCATGTTCAAATATTGGAGGGTTGGTTTCATCATTACAATAACACCATAGATTTCCTTCAGCATCTCCTGCTAAAGTGAAAAAACCTGGTGGAGGTACTGTAATATTTAATAATGGGTTTGCCCATTTGTCGAACAATTCATCAATGGCTTTACTTACTGTATTGGCATCTGTCTTTAATATGTCGATATCTAGGAAATCTTCAATGTTTCCTATTTTTGTGCCGAGGTTTGTTTCTCTTAATCTTGCACATGCATTATTTAGTGCTTTTCTTTCATTTTCAGTTAGTTTAGTCATATTACACTCTCTCGTTTAACATTACCTATTTTAATCTCTTTATCACCATTTAGATAAGGATTATAACTTATTTCTGTTATTTGTGCTTTGAACACCTCTGAATCTGGGAATTTTACATATACAAAATCCCCTACATTATAATTGTGTCCTGGTGTTTCTACAAGGTCTACTTTTATGCTTTCATTTTTCTCTAACCATTTTGTGTTATCTCCTGAACCGTTTAATTTTTGCCAGCATCCAATCAGTACTTCTTCTACTGATTGTTCGCTAGTTTCAAATGGTTCTAATTTTGGATTACCATCACATACTGTGAGATAATTGAAATCTACAAGTGTTGGTAAAGCATGAATATATAATTCTCCTCTTGGTTTTACATATGGGAATCTTGAAAATTCAAAAAGTTTTGTTGTATCACATGTTAATGATACAAAATCACATCCTTTTAGTTTGAAAGTTACGTTGCCGTACCAGTAGTTGAATTTTGATTGTTTTGTGATTACATTTACTATATTTTGTTTTGAATCACTTTCATCACCAGTATATTCTGCAGTTATTTCTTTATATTCTCCTACTTTTTCTTTGACTGTTTTTGTTGCAGTGGTTGTTGTTTCTGCTTCTCCAGGAGTTAATTTAACTTTTTTACATTTACCATGACCCCATTTGTCCCCTCCACAATATCCGCAGTAATCTGCGTCACATCCTCCTTTTTTCATGCTGCAAGTTATTTCGCCTTCGTACACTTTTTTAGGATTGTCGGTTAATGTTCCAGTTTTGCCACAGTTTGGGCAGTAATTTTTCCAGGTTTTTGTGTATCTTTTATATGCTGTTCCTGCACAACAGCCACATGATGGCATCATGTTTACGGTTATTGTGTTGGGATCTCCTGTTGTGACATTTTCAGTTACCTGTTTTTCTACTTCTTTTTCAACATATTTCATGAATTTTATTGACTTATTTTTGTAGTCAATAGTTATTTCGCTTTCATCCTGAATTAGATTCGGTTGTTGGAAATATATCATTGAAGTATTGGGGTTATCATCTGCTATTCCTTGATTAGTTATTTCAATTCCTAGTGTGGATGCTCCTTTTATTTTTTTAATTTTGAGAATCGGGTATGATTCGCTGATATATTTTTCAACATCTAAAATAGTGCATCCTGGGATTTGGCGTGGTGTAATGGTTGGGATTTTATTTGAAGATGTTGTATTTTGTGTGTACATGAATGGCATGTATTCGTAGTTTTCATAATCTTTTATATAGTGAATATTTTCTTGTACAAATGTTAAAGAAACAGTGTCTATTATTTTTAGTTCATTAGAATTAAATAAAACATCTTTTTTTGTTGTTAAATATTTTGCAAGAACATATATTAAATATTGGAAGCTTAGTCTTCCACCTGTAATTGATAAGCTGTTTGGTGCTTTTGTTTGAGTTATGCAGTACGATTTGATTATTCTTGCTAATTGTATTATTTCATCCTGTTTTATGATGCAGTCAATATGGCTGTGTGATGGTAAATCTGCACAATCTACAATTTTAAGTGAAATGTTTTCAGAGTTATTGTCTTCAGTGTTGATTATTGCTTCTGCAAGTAGAAGTAACATTTGTCCCATGCCTATTTTAACATTGTAGACTTTGTTTTTTGATGAATCTTCATATATTTCACTATGTGATATTTCAAACTTGTTTGGGAAGTATTTTTGAACATCAAGAAGTATTAATAGTTTTTCAGCACAATCAATAATGTCTTGTATGTAAAAATCATATTCAAATAATGTTGGTGGAATATTATTGTTTACGTCAAGATTGTAAAATTGTCTAAGTATTTTTGAATAATCTACTTCATCAGTATTTTCTGAAGAAATTACTGGCATTATGCCTAATGCATTTTTGGTTTCATCACTACTATATGATAATTCATTAGTATTTTCTCCAATTACAACACTTTCTACAATTTTATTGTGTGTTACTCCATAATTTGCAGGTTTTAGTAATTGTATTTCTTTTATAATGTTATTATTTTTTAAAGAATAATTTGTTTTAAATACTAATCCTGATTGTTTTTCAATAGCTTTTAATAAGTTGTATTTTGTTATTGAGCCTTGAACATTGATTAATCTTTTACTATAATCAATACTGTCAATATCTGTTTTTGTAACATTGAAAAATCCTTTCAGTAATTTGTTTAGGAATAATTTGCTGATAATGATTGTGTTTCCATTTACATGTGAAGCATAATTGGGATCTCGGATATAGAATGGTTTACAATTGTTTAATTCTACAATTATTTCTTCTGCATCTACATCAATAGATTTGTCTATATAATCAAAGGTGCATTCACTATTAATAACAAACAAACAATTATCAACAAAGATTTTGTTTCCTTGTTTGAATAATTGCTTGTCTTTTTTAACATTTGTAAGTTTATGTGATAGTTTTAATGTTTCATATCCTTGATATTCATCAGTAATATGTATTTCTGATAATTCAGTATCTAAAAATTGAAGAATATTTTCTTGATTATCTAAAACAACAACCATACTTTTTATCCTCCTTTTTCATAGTAAATTACATCAGTCACTTTACAATTGATACTGTTTTCAAAATTAAAATGATGATCCAATATGAAAAAACTAGAATCTACACTAATACAATTAGGATCTATCTTGAACCATTCACTATATTTTTCATAGAATACATTTCTATTTTCACAATCAATTTTAATCTTTGTTGTTTCAGGTAAGTTTGTTATAAACTCTCCTTCAAGTTTCATTATTTGTCCAGATTCTGATTCAATTATTTGTATGCTTGTTGATTCATCTTCACTTAATTTATACAAAATAATGTCTGGTTTTACTTTTCCAATTGTGGTTATTGTTCCTGCGAAACTTTTTCTTAATGGATTAATATTTCTACTTAAACCACTAGGGATTATTAAGTTCACTTCACAATCATAACCTCCAACCATTGCTTCTGCATCAATTGAATCTTCTATATAGTAATCAAAACATTCTTCAGGTGAGAAAAAGAAACTAATACTTTTTAGAATTGGTGAATCTAATGTGTCTCTTTCAGGATACAGGTAGTCACTTACATATTTCATGATTTCTGTTGATTCTTCAAAATCATCTCCGTAAACTCTGAATTTTAATTTGATTTTTTTATCATCAACATTGACTCTTATAGGGTATTTCCCATCTGCTCCTTCAATTTTATATTTTTCTGTATCAAAATTAGCTCCACGAGGTATTTCTGTTTCAGGACTCATACTTATAAGGAAATATTTGCAACTAACACCATTAATATAGAAATCGCAGTCTTCTCCACTATTTTTTGAATAATATACTGTGATTTGCACATTTTTCATTTCAACTTGGAATGGAGTGACATTGTCAAATGCATCATCAATTTGTAAGAAAAACCTTAAATCATTTAATATTGTGTTGATTTCTGGAAATGGAATGCCGAAATTATGGAATTTTCCACCGAATTTAAAGTTGGTGTCATTTCTAGTGATGTTTATGCTGTCTAAATAGTAATCTAATTCATCAGCATCTAATGTTCCAACACCACAAATTAGGTTAATTGATTCTTCAACACTTATGTCTCCAGTTATTTCTATTCCATGAATCAGTACATTATTGTTTTCTAATCCTTGCCAGTTGAACCCTTCAAAGAAATGTTTTGTAGATAAAGCTAACTCTGGAGGTTCAAGTAATAAATTTGCAGTACTGCCTACATCACCTAACAAATATCTTTTTGGAGATAAAGCCAATACTGGATATTCATAACCTGCATATCTTTCTTTAAGTATTAAAGATAAATTACCAAATTCTACAGTTCCATAGTCAAAATCTATGAAATTCCCATAAAAAATTAGATAGATTGGTTTACTTGCATCATATGTAAACTCACAGGATAACTCTTCCCACATGTCCTTAACACTGATTTGATTGGTATATGAATTTGTTGTTCCATTTACAACACAAACTCTTAAGTTTTTCAAACCTTTTTCAATTTTAGAAGCATTTAACAGTCTTCCTAATGCTGAGAAAACATAAGTTTCACCATGCTCAAGATTTGATAATGTGAATTCTGACAAATTCAATACTGAATAATATGATTTATATGAATCAGGAATGTTTACTTTCACTTTATCTGTGAAAACACCTAATAATAATGGACTGGTCATTTCAATATTATACTCTCCACTACTTTTAGAGTATAAAGGAATATTTGTATCCCAAACAATGTTTCCACTATCATCTTTTTGCCATTGTGATTTTGAAATTTGTAAAATATTATTTGATAATCCTGGAACCTGTCCTTTTACAGTTAATCCTCCAAAATTCAGATTTAATGTTAAATCTAATGGAGCATCAGTTTTTAAAGTTATGTTTAAGTATGTTAAATCTGTAACTGTATCTGTACTAATTTCAATTTCTTTGTTATTTGCATAGAAATCCCATACTTCCAATTGGGGTTTTTCTACTACAAATGTTGTTTTTGTTGAATGGCCACTATTGTTTTCATCAAGTGTGATTGTAAACAATCCTTCAGATGTTGGAGTTACATAGAATATTAATTCTGCTTTACCATTTGTTGTTGCTTGTCTCCATATGCCTGTGGTCCAGTCATAATATGGTGAATCATATGTGATTTCACAGTCTCCATTTGTGATTATCTTTATGTTTGCCGATATTTCTTCTGAAGGTTTTGTTCCACTGGTTTCAACCATTGTACATTTTACAGCTACTTTTTCACCGTAACTAACAATATTTGGTTCAATGCTAATGCTTGGAATATAATTTCCAGTTGTATACACTACAATTACTCTTAAGTATTTCATTTCAATGTAACATGGGTTTGTAGATGTATTTTGTGGTAAATCAAATTTAACATCAAAATTTGGAGTGTTAATGTCTTTTCCTTTTAGATTCAAATTATTAAATTGAACTTCATATTCTCCAAAATTATTTCTAGGTGGAGCATTACCTGTTTTTGACAGGTTTAAACTACTTAATATGATTTCTGGATTTGAAAAACTTCCATGTGCAGTTTGACTTATCTGTGCAGAGTATGCTAATTTTCTATATGAATATTGTACTATTATACTCGTTACTTTAGCTGAATCTGGAATTAATCCATCATATTTAAAATCATATCCACGTATGGTTGATGGATGTTTTCTTGAACCATTTCTTCCAGCAATCGCATTTTTATATTTTGCTCCAGGATCTGCATAACCCCAATGTCCCACAGTATTTAAATCATTTGTAATATTTTCAATATGATCACATGAACGATAAGGTATGTTGTTTCCTTCTATATTTTGAACTTTACTTGGATATCTTAAAATACTAGGCAATTTAGTAATCCCTCCATCATTTTTTTTAATTTTTAATAAAACCATCATACTCTGAATTGAACAATAAACAGTTTAATTGAAAGCTAATGTAATCTCCTTTACTTACACCATCAGGAAAAGCAAATTCAACACTCACATATTTAGCACCAGCAGGTATTTTTGATGTTTTAATAGTACATCTTCCTTTATTACCCATACCTTCATTAGCAATATCCATAATTTCCTGATTTTCAATTAATTCCCCATCTTTATCGAAAAATACCAACCCAACAAGTATGCTTTCAATAGTGTTTTTTGCATCATAATTAGATGAAAACACAATACTGGAAGCATCATCAGGTATGTGTACTCCTTGATTGTTCTGATGGATTAAAAGAAAAAAAGGAGAAGTTAAATCAACATTCTCAGAGAGATATGTTTCTTTAACTTTCAAAGTATAACCATTTCTAAAAGGAACAACTTCAAAAAAATCACTATATGGGTTGAAATTAAAATCAAAATGTTCACAAACAAACAAACTAGATAAACTAGATTCCATACAATATTGAATATCTTCACTAAATCTGTTAGTTAATGAAACATCTTTACTTAATTTAAATGAATATACATTGTAAGATTCCCATTCATCAGGTTTTACATTATTTAATGAAACCATACATTTATGTGATTCAAAATCGTTTTTATCTTCCAGATATCCATGTTTGTTACTTATGATATTACCGAAGATTTCACATTCTTCAGGATTAATTTTTATAGTTTCCATTATCTTTTAACCTCTCATTCTTTTAATACGATTGTCTCTTTTAATTAAAGCTTCAGCAATGCGGTCAATTAATTTGGAATCAGTTATCACTTCTTTTAAAGTTGTGATTATTGATTTTTCATCAATATCTTCTCCTTCAACAGTAACATTAAGATTATGATCTATTGTTAAATGCACATCATCAGATGTATAAGACACTAAATTATCAGCAGTAGTATTATTCCTATTATGTTCAATATTCTGGAAGTATGCATTTTGATTTGTTTTCATTAAATCAATAATATTATATATTCCATCTGTAATGATTCCGAATACATCTTTAGAACTTCCTCCAGGACTTGCTGAACCAAAACTAACTCCAGAACCTCCGCGGAATATTCCTCCACGTTTTTGGAATTGTGTCATATCATATATTTGACCATTAACCATAGCTGCTACATGGCCTATTCCATTCCATGATCCATGAATCATGTGTCCTGATAATCCGAGCATAGATGCTATTTCAATTATCATTTCTGCACCATCAAAACAGTTGCATCTTACTTGATCCCAAACTTGCTGATTACTATATCTTGAATTATAATAAAATTCATAAGTACCAGGATTTTGGAATCCTCTTGCAGTTAAGATTTTTCTTAGAAGATCTTCAAAGTTTCCAGGATTTAATTGCGGTTGTTTTCCATCACGGAAATCTTCCACATGATAATCTGAAGGTATTTGAATTCCAAGGAACCATGGGTCTGCTATCCTCCATTTGTATGCAGTATTCATTATTTTATTCACATTAGTATCAGAAATTCCTGCAAAACAAGTATTTGGATTAACACAACCATTAACTCTTGCCAAATCATTAATTACGCTTGTTGGTAAATTATAATCTAAAAGATTTAACCATGATTTGCTTTTATTGTTTTGAGGATGTTTTACTTTAGAATTAGTGTCAATTACTCTGCCTTTTCCTTGTCCTAATCCTCCAGCAGCATAACTTGCTATTGTGCCTTTTGTGGATTTTCCAAAGTTAATGCTTCCACCAGGTAATGTTCTGCCTCCAATTAATCCTCTTGTTGAATTAGTTGCTGGGCCTGCAGGCAGTCCACTACTGAAATGTGCATTGGCTAATTGATTATAGAAACTTGCAATACTTCTATGAAGGCTGCTGAATTTATTGTATGATTGTATTTGTATGCTTCCTGCAGCTGAAACAATATTGTCTTTCATTACTCCCCATGCATTAGTCATTTTATTTGTTACATCTATTGTGGAGTTACGTACTTGATTTAAGTTCTGGGTTGTTGTTGATTTAATATTGTTCCATGCTCGAGTATTTGAATTACTCATGCTTGTTAATGCAGTTGTTACTCCATTACGAGTTGTTTGGAAGCTTGTTACTACTCCTGCAACTCTCATTTGAATAGATCCTGCATTTAATGCTATTCCTGCAGTTAATGTTGAAAAGCTTGTTCCGATCATATTGTTGCTTGCAGTGATGCTTTCACTAGCTAATGATACTTCTTCAACAAGGCCATTATATTGGTCTCCAGTTTCTTCTGTACCTGAATTATTATTGCTTAAATCAACATTTGCACTATCTGTTTCAACTTCAGTGTTTGTTGTTACTGGAGTTGTGATAGTTGTTGAAATATTATTTAATGCATTTTCAACATCAGCAGTATTGAATCCATTTACAATGTTTTTTCCAACATTTTTACCTGCTTCATATGCTGATTTTCCTTTGTCTTTAACTCTTTGTAGCATGTTAAAGAATTCGAGTACTACTTTTTCTTGGATTATTCCTGGTGAATGTATTCCCATTGCGGAAAGCATTCCGTCTACAATTTTTTTACCGATTTGCTTTGCATTTTCAACTAATTGTGAGCCTGCAGATAGTATTCTTGAGCCTATGTTTAGGAATTCCTGGTATACTTTTTGAGGTAATTGCTTTATCCAGGACATTACTCCAGATACTACTTTTGAAGCTGAAGTTTTCCCATTACTTATCCATTGTGCTCCTGCAGTTATTATTCTTACAGCTAATGCTAAGAGATATGTTTGTGCTCTGTCGGGTAATTGTTTTAACCAGTTTATTATTCCATTTACAAAGTTAGAACCTGCTTTTACTGCATTATTCCATAGTTGATTTGCCCATGAAACTACAGTTGAGATTATGGTGCTTAGTATTTGTGCATACATTTGCAGTATTGTTTGCCAGATTAAACTTAATGCTTGAGATAATGAGATTTGCCCAGTAAGGAATGATTGGAATATTCCTATTACTTGTCCTATTGTGTTCCAGATTATTTGCAGTACATTTATTACAAGTTGCCATGCTGGACCAAATACACTTAATAAGAATTCACCTACTGGTCCTAATGTTTCCATTAGTGTTAGGAAACCTTGGTTTATTAATTCAACAGGATTTCCCCCATCTCCTTGTAGTGTTGCAAAGAATGATTCAAAGGCTGGGCCTAATGTTGATTCTAAAAATTCTGCAATTGGGCTTAGTCCTTCTAATAATACATTCCATGCATCTGTGAAGAAACTTAATGCTCCAGTGAAATCTCCTCTTAATAATGATTGTATTCCATTGAAAACATCCCATATTATAGTGAGTATGTCTATTGCAAGTTTAACTCTAAATATGAAACTTTCAAATACTGCTCCTATTGCATCGATAACTGCTCTTGTTCCATCAACTTTACCTTTTGCACTTTCTGGGAATATTTCATCCCATATTCCTTTCAACCAATCTACAACTGGTTTGAGAGATTCATTCAAATCAGACCATGCATCTTGAATTGCTTTGATAGTTGCTTTTACATCAGGATGATTTATGAATGCATCCCATAATCTGCCAATATTATTTTTTATGGCTTCGAGCATGGTTCCTACATCTTTCCACCAACCAAAAGCTATTCCAACTTCATATACTGCAAAAGCTATTGCTGCAATAACTGCTACAATCGCCCATAATGGGGCTCCTGCAATAGTAATCGCCATGAATCCTGTTGCAGCACCATATAAACTTGTGATAAAAGCAGGCATTACTGATGCCAAAAATCCTGCCAAACCTAATTCTGATGCATGTACTGCTCCTGCAAATAATGCAAATGCTAAAGTTAATCCTCCAATTAGTACTGCTCCTTGGGCCCATGCATTATTTTTAACATACTTTACTAAATTTGTAATAGCATCAACAACACTTATAATTATTGGAGTTATTGGAACAAGTACTGATTGTATTAATTGACTTCCAGTTACTGTTAATGCTGCCCAAGCATCATCTAATGTTACAATTTCCTGTGCAGTTTGGGTGAACCCCATGTCATCCAATGTTTTGTTCATTGCTTGGAGTAATCCAGTTTTATTATTTATATCTCCATCCCATCCATTTTTCATGAGCATATCTTGAGATATACCTAATTCCTGCAGTCTTCTGAATTGACCATCCATTGCATCTGATACTGCAAGTATTGCATCTTCTTGTGTTCTTCCTTCTTTTACGAAAGCTGAACTCATTACTGCAGTTGTTTTAGTAAGTTCATCCATTGAAGCTTTAGGAAGTTTTAATTTCACTCCCATTTCTAATGCGGCTGCACCTACTGCATTCATGTCAACTTTACGAAAACTATCTTGCATTTTGTCAACAGCACCATGGAATTGTTGTAGTTCTCCTTCAGTCATTCCTAGTCTTTGACCGAATCTTTCAAAACTTGCAGCTGCATTTATTGATTCTCTTGCTCCTTGAACCATACTGTTTACAAGGTCAAAACCAATCATTCCTACAGTCATACTTGCTGCTGTTCTAAGAAATCCAAGACCTCCACCTGCAGTTTTAGCTCCGTTTTCAAGTCCTCCGAAATCAGTTCCTGTTTTTTGTGAACTTGTTCTTAAACCTTCTAAAGCTAATTGTGCTTCTCTTGCATCTCTTGTAACATTATCTAAACCAGTAGTATGGAAGTTTAGCAATGAATTTACTTGTTGAAGTATACCAATTAAAACTAATAATATTGCTTTTAGTAGTTCTGCTGATGCTGTTGTTCTACTGAATCCCGAACCATCAATTGAATCTAAGGCTGCATCTGTTGAATGTGCACTTGTTCTAGCTCGATCTAATGCCATGTCTAATTGTGCTGCACTTGATGAAGTTGCTGTTAATGTGTATCCAGTTATACTATTTATTCCACTGCTTAAACTAAGTGCACTGGATGAAGCTTGTTTTAAACTTGAAGATAATAATCTGGTACTATTATTTGAACTATTCATCGAGGAAGATAATCTTGTAGCACTAGATGATGCTGTGAGTAAATTACCTGAATTAATTGTGTTGATTGAAGTGTTAAGTCTATATGCACTATTCATCGATGTATCCATTGAAGTGGTTAATAGTTTTGCAGAATTAGATAATTGATTAATTGTATTGGGATTGATTGAATTTAATGCTGTTTTTGTAGAATTAGTGCGATTTGTAACTTCAGTTAATTCTTTATCTAACTGATTAGCAGAGTTTTTGGCTTTATCCATACTTGAGGAATCAAATTGTCGCATTGCATTTTGAGCTTGTTGTGCTGCTTTTTGAACTTGCTCCATTTGTGCTTGTATCTCTTTTAATTGAGCTTTAACACGGTTTTCCAGTTCAATTATTAACTTTACAATATTATTGCTCATTGTTCTATTCCTCTGCTAATTTCTTGTTTTTTTCTTCTGACACGGTCTTTTAGAGAATGTGAAGCATGATTTGTACCTGAAGATTGTTTATCCTGTTTATCACGAACTAACGGTACTGCATGATTCAAGAATAATTTCTGCCTAATAGTTAAATCTGCTTGGTTTTCTGCTAACATATAACCGATGTCTTGAAGAGTTACTACTTCAATAGCTATGTTTTCATTCTTCTTCACGAAATTCCGCTATATTATTATCCATTGATTCAAGGTTATCTAAACCACTGAAAATTAATGCTTCATTTACAATTAAGTCTAATGTTCCTGCTTTTAATTGTTCAAGGTCTTTTTTGGTGAATTTATCAGGATTGTCTGCATTGTCTAATACTTTTAATGCAAGGTTCATTTTTGCATCATATTTCTTTTTTTCCATTGCTGCGAGACTGGTTTTGAATTTTGTGGTGTCTTCTGCAAGGCTGGTTTGTTTTGCTTTGATGGTGGAAATCATGTCGAAGTTTCCTACATCACGGTATGCTGATGTGAATTGGTTGTATTCAAGGTCGCTTATTTCTCTTATTGCTACTTCCTCATTATCGTACATTGGTAGTTCGATTATTTTTGTGTTTTTGATTCCGCCGATGATCATTTCTTTTGTAAGCATAAATATCACATTTTTATATAATAATTTTTTTTTGAATTTTTAAAATAAAGTAATTGAATGAGAATAATCATATTCTCATTTCATTTAATCTGTGTAAACAGTGATTGTTTTTGTTTTACTTGCACCATCAATTAAAATATGTGCTGGTTCTACTTTAGTTGCAGTTGGTTCACCAGTCAACTCTATATCATACACTCCATCTTCAGCAGTAAGTGTTACTTCACCATTACTTGAAGATTCAGCATCAACAGTTGTGGATCCTTTCATTAATGATACTGTGTAATCAGTTGTTAATTTAGCACCTTCCTTATCAACAAGTTTGATTGTTGCATCATAAGTTGGGTTGGGATCACTGTCTGCTTTTCTTGCAAATAATGCTCCAGCTAAATTTTTATAATGGTCCATTGTTGATTCAACTGTTTTTGATAAACAAACAATACTTAATTCATATTTAACTGGGTCTGCATTCATTGTTGCAGATGGTTGGTTGATAA